CTGATTGCTCAATTACATCCTTGAAACGTGAATTTCCAACAAGGCAACAACCATCTGTATCTTTTGGAAAGTTTCCTGGATGAATTTCCACAGCAGTGAATCCAGGCACACCCATTACATAAGGCATATACCTTTGCCATCGAGCAGAAGGAAGCATTTGCAATTGATACGTACCTTCTGGAATGCATCTTGGTTTATCAATACGATTAGGAGGCTCTAAAGTATAAGCAATGAAAATTCCATTTATATCTAATTCGCCTTCCACGGCTATCGCATCCGACCATGCATCGTTTCTTGTGACGGTGACGATCATTGTGCCTTACCAAAGGTCTTGGAAACCATCCAATCCTCAAGTAGCTGCAATCTGCGATCTTGCCCATTAGCCAATGATTCAATTTTAACGATAGCTTCGCGCAACATACTGATATTACGCTCCCGCTCTTCCGAAGTGTGTTGATGCGCTTCTTTCCAAGCTTCAATGATCCTGACACGCCAATTAAGGTCACGCCAGGCAAGAATGGACAATATAAGGAATGTCGCTACGGTAAGCGCATTCCCTAGCGTTACCGTAGGATCGAACTTCATTCTTTGAGCGCTTCTCGTAATCTGTCCATTATGTATGTAGATGGTTTTAACTCTGACTTCTCGATCAGGAACTGTATGCCAAGCCCCATGGCCTTGAGCCGCTCGCCTTGCTTGGCGACAAGATGAAGCAGATAGACAAAGAAAGAGAGTATCGCACCGGCGATTAGTGCTATGTAGAAAGCGATCATTTAATTCGATGGACTTAATGTAAAGACCATTGTTGGGAGCAGCGTTGCCGAGCTATTGGTTATCGATGCCGAATCGGACGCATTGGCAGTCTTATATTGGAGCTTTACAGTGTGGGAAGCGCCATCTCCAGTAATCGACCAGCTAATCCCGAATTGCAATTGAAAAGTGGCCGCGCTTGGCGTAACCATCCCTTCATTTATTACGGAGGAATCGAATAGTGCGTAAGATACCCCTGCCACAGCCGTTAAGGATGTAATTTGCCCGGACGCCGATATGGCCAACTTCCATCCTGTTGGAATTGTTACTGTATAAGAAAGATTTGTTGCATCTACGTCTACATAGGACGTGCTTGCAGTGGTGTAATTACCGCCGCCGCTTCCCTTCTTGAGTGTGATCGTTGATATGCCCGTGCCCGTTGGCGTGCCATTGATGATTGGCGCAGTTAATGTTTTGCTGCTCAGTGTTTCCGTTCCGCTATCCGTGCCCGTAGTAGTAGGATTGGTGATTGTTGGACCCGTGATCGTCGGAGAAGTGATCGTAGGGCTTGTCAACGTGCATCCTGTGGACACGCACGGCTCTGTCACGTAGAAAGGCCCATAATTGTTGGTTCCTATGGTGATGGTGTAGTCGTAAGCCCCTGGACCTACCCAAACCCCCCAATTGTTCTGCGAATCTGGATTAGCCACACATGAGGTAGTGCCGTCGAGCACGATCTGCGTGGATGTTGAGCATGGCGTAGTCAATGCGGCAGTTGTGTAGGTGGTAACTTTATTCGTGCAAGGAACAGCATTGGCCGGGTGTGCACACCAATTGATAATAGGTACTGGCGGTATGATAACGAATACACTGGCAATGTTTGGTATTGATGCGGCTTGAGTGACTTGGCTGCTGAATCGGCTTCCTTGCCCGAAGGAAAGTGCTGGCCATGCGTACAACAATACCGGAAGAATTAACAGTTTTTTCATTGCATCCTATAAGTTACGCTTGCATTGATTAAGCCACCGTTGGTGCAACCACTTTCGAGCACTGTCTTACGCATATCCAGAACGTGACCGCTGGGTGCATTTTGAGTCACATTAACAGCATAAGAGCCAGTGCCGCTCGTTAAAGCGATGCTGGCTCCTGTAATGGTCGCGCCTGCGGTTTCATCGTAAATGACGAAAGTAGGATAGGGCGAGCAACCGCTGGCGGATGGTATTTCAGAAATTCTAAAAACCTCAATTACGATGGCTCCGCCACCAGTGTCCATAAGGCCAAGAGCAAAGTTGGTTCCTTGCGCATTCGTACATGCACCTGGGCCGCAAGCCACTGAATTCCACACCATATTAGGAACATTAGTTATCGTAACTCCGCCTATGGTTGGCGTGGTAAGCGCGGCGCTCCCTATCGTGGGAGCGGTGCCAAATACCGGCGCACCCGTTCCCGTGGCCGGCGTTACAAAGGCAAAAGTCACTGCCGGTGTTGTTGTTGGATTGGTCACGGAAGTAGTGAACAGAGGACTAAGATTACCGATATTAAAATTGGTAACCGTGCCCGATCCAGGCAGGCCGTTTACGGTACCCGTAAACGTTGTCGTACCATTGATGTTTACTGCCCCATTAAACGTTTCCGTGCCTGCGTGGGATTCGTTGCCCGTCCAGGCATTATTAGCTCCTAGAAATGGCGGCGGCAGAACAAAGTCCATAACACGTTGTTGTGTTCCGGTTGCACAGTTCACGCCGCCAGAGCTATACACCACAAAGCGATAAGCATTGGCCGTAAGCCAAATACCGGATGGCGGGAAACCGCCTCCGTCAAGGATTATCGGATCGCTATTTTGGAAGCTGCCCGTCGAATCCGTGTATGTGGCTAACGGAGTCGAAGTTCCCGCCATGTAAGTCCATACACACCCGTTTGCGATTGGTACTCCAGTTCCAGAATCAAATTGTTGGTAAAACCAAGGTGCAAGTGCTACAGGGGTTTGACTATAGACATGCAGTTGTGGTATAAGTAAAGACACTATGAGAATAGCGAATATGATAAATAAGAGTTTCAGTCGATTAACAGTTCTTTCATTTGCTGGCATAGGAAGCTCCCGTCAAGCTCTTTGGAAATGTAAATGCCAGTGCGGAAACACAATCGTGGTAATCGGTACAAGCCTCAGAACGGGCAACACAAAAAGCTGTGGATGTCTTTTGAAAGATGTACGTAAAGAAAGGCCAAGCAATCTCAGGCATGGCTGTGCTAGACCTGGAAAACAAACAGCCGAGTATAGAATTTGGAACACGATGCGCTTTCGTTGTGAAAATCCCAAAGCTGAAAAATGGCCAAATTATGGTGGAAGAGGTATTAAAGTTTGCAAACGGTGGAAAGTATTTGTCAATTTTCTCGCTGATATGGGAAAGCGACCGCCGAAACTCACACTTGAACGTATAGATAATGATGGAGATTACAAGCCATCTAATTGCAGGTGGGCTACAGCCAAAGAACAAGCTAACAATCGCAGGCCAAGAAAAAGTAAACGATAATATTTGTGCATGGCTCACATAACCAAGAGTGGCGAGCAGTGCTGCTACGAGGGCGATAGAGAGGATGCGGAGGAGTTTCATTTCACGATACCCAATTCTTGAAGCGTGCGATATGCAGCTGAGCCGCCAGCCCCAAGAAGAGCGCCGACGCCTGTTGTAATTGCCGCTTTCTTTCCAAGCTCTATGGCCTTATCTGTGAAATCGCTTATCGTTGAAGCCCCCTTCCATTCACTCATGGCATCACGATATTTACCAAGCACACCACCCTGATCTGCCACATCATTTAAAGCATTTCCGAGAGATTGGGTCCATTGCCCTAGGGCCGCTTGCATACGTGGAGTCATTTTCATTATTTCTTCAGGTGAAAGCTTGCTAACTGCCGTGCTGTAAAAATCACGTATCTCATTAAAAGTTGGAGCGCCTTCTGGATATTTCTCGGTATTAATAGTCCTATCGATGAAATCTCCAACTACTTTAGGCATTTGCAAGCCTGATTTGGCAAGTTGGGAAATCCTCTGCGTGGCATCGGAAAGTTCATCTGTCATGCCAACCGTGTGATCGCCAACAGCATCCTTGACTTGCTCGAATTTTTCAGAGGCGGCAGCAAAACTAGGAAGTAGGCTTGTAAGCCAAGGAGTTGCGGCCGCCGCACCACTTGCAGCAGCCACTACGGGAGCTGCCTTTAATCCAGTAACTACATCTTGATTGATAGGACTAGCTGCACGCATCTCAGGTGTGATTCCAGGTTGTGCCATCGCATTTCTACGAACTGCAGGGCCAGGTGGTTTAGGTGCAGAGATAGCTGCCCCACCATAAGCGGTGAATGGATCAGGAGGAGGAGCCCCTAGCGCCGCGCCGCCATAAGCGGCAAACGGATCATTGCCTGGTGGCACCTGGATTATCCTTTAGAAATTGGTCCCACTTATCAGCAGCTATATGACCTATTCTACCATTTGCTAGCTTAACCGTGATATTTCCTTGAGGAATAGAATTTACAGACTGCGCGGCTGCTGCCGCTTTAGATTTGGGAGCAATGTCCTGCATATCTACAGGCTTGAAACTCGCTCCATACGTCTGATTAATTGTATTGATCGTGTTTTCGTACTTGGCTCTATTGCCCCTTGCCATGATGTCTTGCATTTCGGACATATCATCGAGAACGGAATTGGGAATGGATTTTCCAGTTAGCGCCTTTCCCAGATGGCCTTGCATTCTCTGCCAGAGCGAGCCTCCGCCGTAATTTTGAATCTCGGCCATATTTATACGTTTGACGCCTTGCGAAGTCGTGATCTGTAATGCGCCTTCTTGCGGGAGCAATTGGTAGGCGACGACATTTCCAGATTTAGCATCGTCCATCATTTCCTTAAGACGCTGTGTCACGGATAAGGATTGAGCATAATCAGCACCAGCTTTTTGTGCATCTTGAGATGCTGGAGCAACGAGATGTGGTGGAACCTTAGCCAAGGCAGCATTGGAACCACGGGCCATCGCAGCCTCAACGTTTGCACGGGCTTGCCCTTCTGCCGCAGCGACAGCTTCCTTGCCAGCCTGTATTCGCGGATCTGTATTGATAGCAACTTCCTTGTTAACTTGTTGCTGTGTATCAGGCGACATCCCACCGTCTGCTGGAATAACTTTTTGCTGCGCTGCCGTTTGCTCAGCCTGTTTCGTCCCTTCCTCGATGACCATTTGCCGCAGCTGTGACGTATTGAACGCCTGCTGCAATGTCTGCACGCTATTTAACTTATCAATGTGCTGCGCTGCCTCTGGGGGATATAACTCAGGATGTTGCTGTATCTCACTACGAAGATTAGCTAGCCCTTGAGTTTGTTTTGCCGCATCCGTCTCCGAAAGCACCGGCTCGGCCAATTGATCGAAGTTCTCCAATTGCTTTGAATGGTTGGTTAGGTTCTGGCCCGCTACTTCGCCTTGTGTCTTTGTCAGATTAGCTATGGCTTGCGCGCTCTTGGTAAGTGTATCGCTGATTTCAAGAGCGCCCCCAGGCCCATACAAGGGAAGATTCTTTTTCTCCGCGAGGTACTGAGCCAGCGGGTGTAGCGGGACAGGAGACTGCGTTCCCGTGGATGGGGCAGCTTGCGCTCCCGCCGCTGATCCTTTGGTACTCTGCCATTCCTTGTAATCGTCCATCGCATGTGGATCGCTCAGAAAGCTGTTTGTAACGGTGGCGTTCTTCAATGCTTGTTGCTTAAGTTGAAGATCAATGCCGCCAGATTGCAATTGTTGTTGCTGTCCTTGGATCTGACCTTGTTGCAACTGCTGCTGTCCCATCAGCTGCCTGATACTTAGCATCTTGGCATAAGTATCGAGTGGCGATTGCTCGTTAGAGCGAACACTCAAAGCGGGCAGTGGAATCGAGGCGATGACTATGCTCCTATGTTATCTGTATCTGGCTTCCAGGCTGACCACTAGGGTTAGGTTGATTCTGCTGACCATTCAACAGCTGCTGCAACGTTAGATACTGCGTCAAGTTGCCAATTCCACCACTTGCTGCATTGCCAACTCCCACATACCCACTGGCATTCGCCGCTCCAGCGTTCTGGAGCGCCTGCCCCTGCTGTGCTCCGGCCGTGAGACTGATATTGCCGACATTGGAAGCCGCCGCTTGCCCCGTGCTTCCTGCTTGCCCCGCTGCCACTTGACCTACTCCAGCTAAGCTGGCCAGCCGATTGTATTGGTTGGCCTGCAAATTCTGGAACTGGCCATAAGCTTGCTGATATTGTTGCAACGCACGATTGTATACATCGCCGTAAGTTGTGGACGCCAGCCCCTGCCCATATTGCTGCAACGCTTCGCCAGTGTTACCGCTAAGCAAGCCGCCACGAGCGGCGGCCGAGTTCTGTAGCGCCTGCGTGCCTTGCCCAAGCGTGAACTGATACCCAGGAGTTGCCGCCGCTTCCGCTGCCGTAGGCGCCTGAAACCCAGGGTATGCTTGCTCTGCTGCCGTAAGCTGCGGAACGAGGCTCGATAATGACCGAACAGCTCCTTGCCCCGCCTGAAGGAATGGAGCGATATTACTTTGCTGAGTGCCAAACTCCTGCTCCTGAAAGTTAAGGGCATTCTGCGCTTCCTGCGCCTGTAACTCTTGCGCTTGCTCGGCGGCACTGGCCTGCGTACCAGCAGCGCTGAGAGAAGCTCCAGCGCCGATGCCAGCAGAAGCAAGGCCCAATCCTCCCAATATCGCTAATGGCGGCATCTAGATCGCTTTAGTCCACACGGTATAGGGTTGTTTTGTGTAACCGAGACGCTGCAAGTAGTCCTCTGTCTCTGCAGTGCCATAGGCAAACATCTTCGTGACGCCTAACTGCTCAGCTTGCCACGTAATTGCGCGCATCAAGCGCCATCCTAAAGTAGTCGAGCGCCAAGCAGGTGAAATCCAAGGTCCTTCCACGTGGATAGGAGCTACAAGAAATATTCTTCCCACTACCTTTCCTTCATCCATTGCAAGCAATGCTACGGCATGCTTAGGATCAGGACAAAATCCATCGTGGATTTTCTTGAGAATGGGAAAGCGCTCAGGATCAAGGCGCACAATCTTAGGCACAGAGCGCTCCTCGCGCACTAGAACGTTGCTATCGCGACTCGTTTCCATGTGTTCTTTGCCACCGCAATGTAGAGAAAGTTACCATCCGTAGCGATCTGCCCTGCAACCCCGGGCGATGCTGCCGTCGCTGGCGGTGTCAAACTCACCGGAGACAGTAACTGCGCCGCTAATTGCACGAATTGCTTCACCCATTCACGGCCCACAAGATTAATCAGCTTGCCATCCTGGGAAGCGCGAAGAAATGCCGTGTTGTATATGCCCGTACCGGCGAATGCTGTAGGTTGTTTAGCCATGCTAATTCACTTGTTCCTGCGGGTTTATTGTGGTAGAATCTAAAAGATGAGTAAACTTATAGATCTCTCTGGAAAGAAGTTCAATAGACTTCGCGTAATACAAAGAGGACCAGCAACGAAAAGCGGGGAAACTACATGGCAATGCATTTGTCAATGCAGTAAGCTGGTAACTGTCCAAGCCCAAAATCTTAAGTCTGGTCATACCAAAAGCTGTGGATGCCTTGAAAGGGAACTGACTATAAAAAGGAATTTTAGACATGGAGCAACTGTTCGCGGCAAGCATTGGCCAGAATACTTTGTTTGGAATACAATGCGAGCACGATGTGAAAATCCTAAGTCTATAAAGTATAAAGATTATGGACAAAGAGGAATAAAGATTTGTAAACGATGGTTGAAATTCACCAATTTTATCAAGGATATGGGAAGAAGGCCAACTTCTCAACATTCTATAGACAGAATAAATAATAATGGTAATTACACACCATCTAATTGCCGATGGGCTACCCGCTCTGAGCAGCAGCTCAATAAAAGAGCATGTAGAATTAAGCGACTTCCGCATATTGTTTAGAGAGCCTCTTTTTGCCAACAGTTAATCCAGGCTCCGCGTCCAAATAAGCATCTATGATGCGCACTGGAACAGGATCTGAGCACGTCAACTCGTACACGCGGTCCCTGGAACGCCCTAACCTGCGCCAGATAGCGCGCGTGCGATACTTGCCTGCCTGCCCAAAGCCAACATCTCTACCGCTCGACCAATCGTGTCCGCCATCATCGGAATATCGCAAAGTAAGCATAGGGTCGCGCGGATTGCCAGCACCATCTAGCAAGGGCGGTTGCGGACCTAGGCCGGTTTCGATATCCACCCAAAGATAATTGTGATAAATCCATTGACCTTCAGTTGAGACGTGAGGAGCACGTCTCAACCTACGGATTATCGCGCCATTATCCGTGACAAAGTTCCACCCGCCCCCGGAAACGGTAGGCAGCGACATCTGATAAATGTTCCCACTTTGCCGGTCGCCAACCAAATGCTTGCCGAAATTAAAAGTATGATTCTGTGACAATGCCGCTTGATAAATACCGGCCTGCGCGAACCAAAAACCACGCTCGGCCCACAGACCCGTAGCGGCATCATAGGCCCATGTTGCCTGTGCCGAAGGAAAGGTAATCACCCAAAACGTGTGCCCACCATCCTGGTAGGTAAACGCTCTTGCATCGGCCAGCGTTATATAGCTCTGCCATGCCGTCTCGACGGCATGGTTGCTGACACGCACAGGCTGATAACCATTGGCTCGCCAAGCTATGCCCCATCCTTGATCGTTGCGAGCGCCAATCCAGAATATCGAGTTGTCCATTTGTACTGTAGCAAACTGAGCGCCGGAGCCTTGCTCAACGAAACCGCCAGGAGATGTAGCCAGCGGCACTGGCGATGTTCCAGCGTCATAGTCTACTTCGGAAGCCCTTGCGCCAAGCAAGTACAGCTCTCGATGATCAACGATTGCCGAGACAACATTATCTGGAAAAGTGTTTATGGTCGTAGTGTTAAGCGCTGGCCAACTGGTAGCATCGAACAAGGTGGACGTAAAATATTGCTCTGCGGAAGCGATGATTGCGATAAAAAATCCATCCAAGTAAAGTACCTGGCTAACCGGCCCTGGAAACGTCACCGCTGGCACACTGACAAATGTTCCTGCGAGAACAGGGCCAATAGCCTTAAGGTAATACACATAGAGCATGCCAGCCGTAGCCATGGCCAATTGCTGAGGACTAGCGCACATCGATGCAGGTTGTCCATCATTGGCAACCGCTCCAAGCGCTGTATAAGTTCCGTTAGATTTAACTTCGTAAAGCTGCGCATCCACAACCGCAAAAGACCTTCCGTTAATCGTCCATTCGCCGCGTACCTGCGCTCCAGGTATAGCAGCAAACATACTCAGACCTGGAGTCCCATAAAGCTGGCGGGCTGACTTGCCATCTCCTGATTCATTAACTTCAACATAGAGATTAATGCAGCGCTGTGCATCGGCATTGGGCGACTGTGACGAATATGTGGGGCCGACAAACCCAAAGCGGCTCATAACATCCCTGCTCTTCCTGTGGCCACCGGAGCTCCTAAATTAGGGCACGTCCCCGATTGCGGAAGTAAGAAGCAGCCCACTCCTAGGCCGTTCGGCAAGGCACCACGCCAAGCAAGGAACAGGAAAGACGAACGATAACCTTGCGTGTAGGTCTTGCCAAAAAACTTGATGCCAATGTTTGTGGGTTCAAGGACGCAAGAGTTGAACATTGTATCGCCTTCGAGTTGATACTTCTGCTGACCTGTTACCGAGTACAGCCACGCATAGCCCATAGCAATAAGGTTATTCAAATCTTCCAGGACGGTGCCTCCCTGCCCAAACTCCTGTATTGCTCCCCATCCGGCCTGACGCAAGCTAGTCCATGTACGAATTTCGTAAGGCGGCGCTCCGGCCGCTCCATTCCACGGCACCCAATAATTGTTCCACCAATGATCAAGAGCCGCTTGAACTGCGGAGGGCACGCGCGTATCGCCATTGCCAGTGTTGGGATCGAGGTAAAAGTCGATAGAGGACTGAACGAGCAAGCCAAGCATGAACGATTCTTCGAGAACAGTAGGATCATCGTTCGTGTACTGGTCTAGGATTCCGAGAACGTAAGCGGCCATCGCGTTGACTTGTGCCAGCGTGGTTGTGCCGCCGCCTAAATCGTAATCGAGCCGTTTCGCCTCAAGTTGCTCCGCTGCCTCTCGGGCAAGATCACCACTAGCAAAAGGAAGGATGTTCGTGACCATCGTTCCACCACAACAATGGGGCAGCGCGTGAACGCCAGAGCACGCTGTCGGAGTCCCGAAATTCTTACACTCGTAGAAAAGCCCCTTGGAGAAAATGTGGATTTGTCCGCCATTTCCACTCCAAACAGTGTCCGGTCCCGTTATGTGAAAGTTCGCATATCTCTGATCGCATTGGCTTGCCGCCTGAACCCAGGGGATCGACTGGTTGAGGTACATCCCTGTCTGGTAGAACACCCATTCGGCATCGTAGAAGCCAAGGCCAACGTTTCCGTAGGCGCAGATAATGGGGGTTCCGCCCGGAGTTCCTGGCGTCAGGTAATAGTTCAAGCCGACGCTGGTCAGATAGCCTTGCCAAGTTGAAAGCGACGGAATGGGCGGTTGGCTCGGCGGAGTTCCGGGCACGAATGTCGATGTGTTGACGTTCATCGCCCACGTGTAGGTGTGAGTTGTGGGCGTGGCACCGGCCTTGACCGTGAGTGTCAGCGTGTAGCTGCCGACCGGCGTCGTCCCGCCTTGGTTGGTGAGGATTTCAAACTGCTCGGCATTGGCGAATGGCGACGCACTGCCAGAGCCTAGATCACTACCGCCGTTTAAAGTGAGCGTGTCATCTGCAGTGGTCGTGGTGCTGACCGTCCCGATTCCGGCTCCGTTATCCTGCTGATCGGGCCAGTGAACCTTGGAGTTTGTAGGGATGCCGGTAATCTGAAAGCTGACGTTGTGGCCCTGAATGTCCGTGACGCCAACCAAATCCCACGTGTAAAACATCACGTACATCGGGAAGCCTTGCAGGATGTTGTGAGGACCGTTCATCTGCACGCTAAAATCCGCCGTCCCCGCCGAAGCTGCGCACGCGGTCGCAAACTCGAAACTTCCAGAGGCAGGGTCGTTCCATGAGAAGAGATAATCCGCAGGAGCGCCTGCAACGATTCCACGCCCCATGAAGTAAATAAAATATCGAGTACAGGCCGCTAGACCGCTTAGCGGAACCGAGTGCGAGGTCGTCCCCGTCAAATCCGTTTCCGTTGTGCAGCCACTCTCGGCGGTCAGTGAAGCTCCTGGAGTCCCTTTCGGGAAAGCGTTTCCAAAGCCGTAGCACACTTGCGAACTGGTCGCCACGCTGCTCGTCCAGGTGCAGGTGACACTAGTAGTCGTCGGAGTCGGGCACGCTTGCGCCGAATACGTCGCGGGGCTGGCTGTAACGACGGGGAAAGCAATCGTCCCACTGATCGCCATGTTGTTATTCGCGTCGGTGACTTTCAGCGTGAAGGACACATCCCCTGCCGTAGTCGGCGAGCCGCTTATGACGCATCCGCCCACGGGCGTTGAGGTCGGGGTGACTGCCGACAAGCTCATTCCTGCCGGAATCGAGCCGCTGTTGACCGCGCACGTAAACGGCGGCGTGCCGGTCAGGATGTTGAGAACCATCCCGCCGATGCCGGTATAGCTTGACGCTCCCGGCGTCGGGTTGTAGTCGCTGCTCTGAGTGGGATACACAAACGTCGGAATGCTTAGCGTCACCTGAGAAAAGGCCGGCAGCGTACAAAAGAGAAATATGATTACCAGTTTAATTGGACGCATAAACATAAGGAACCGCAGTGCGACTAGATTGATTTGCGATATTGGTGATGGTGATAGTCGCAGGCAAGACTCCCACAGTACAAGTATCGGTCGCGTCAACTCCCCAAGTATTAGCTGGTGTTCCTGCTCCAGCGTTGATCTGTTCCGCGCCAGAACCATAAGAAAGCAGTAAGACCGTGGTGTTGTCGGCACACCACGAAATATAGAAACTAGCTCCGGCTGCAAGCGTATAGGCGGCAGGCGTGAAACATTGCTCTCCTGTAGCCGCCGTACTGAATGAACCCGTATGCCATCTTAACGTTCCGGTTCCGCCAGTAATCGAATACAAGCCTACGTCGGCATGACCGGCAGCGCTTAATGTAGTAATGAAAATACAAGCGTTTCCCAATTTGCGGGATAATGGATTGAAGAACCGCATGTACAGGCCTTGATTAGCGGTTATTAGATTGTCTCCAGGGTCCGCTCTGTTAGCAGGGTTATCTCCCAGGCCGAGAACATAGTTGCAACCAGACGTGCAGCCAGCAGCGGAAGAAACGTCTCCTGAAACGCTCAGGGTGTAGTTGAACCCGCTGTCCTCTACTAAAATATATTGCCCGCCCGCCGCGAGCGCGCAGGTATTTGCCAATGCCCCATTTGGCGTGCAACGAATCTGCGAAGCAGTCTGCCGTTGTAACGTTGAGGCTCCCCCTTGCACAATGATACCGATACTTACCGGGGGCACAAAGCAACCAGTGTTCCCATCGGGGATCGTAAGCGTCTCACCGCTCGCGTTCGTCACACGTGAATAATTCCCGATATCTGTGCATCCGAAGGTATAGGAAGATTCTCCGCTTGCCCTATCAGTGATCGTCGCTCCTGGTAACGAATATACTAGAGGTCCAGCCACGCCTCCAGTGGGTGTTGAAGTTAAAACTTGAGCGCGGGTATTCGGGGTGGTGGGGCCATTGGGAAGTCCTCCAGCCGGTCCCGGAGGGCCTTGCGGCCCTGTATTTACCCCGGTGCTAATCGTCACACTAACTTGGCCACTGGTAAATGCCGAAACCCGCACACGAATATCAGTTAATCCGTTGGTCGCATATGTCGTCAATCCTACAGACGATAAAGTTGCGACAATTGTAAACGTAACACCATTATTGCCAGACTCTTCCACGAGCGCAGTAGCTGAGAATATTCCAGCCAAAGTTATAGCGGAAGTATTAGCATTAAAGGGAAGCTTCATCCATACACAACTGAACACCACGGAACAATCCGTGCTCGATGCAATGAGATTGCCGCCTTGTGGATTGGTGAAGGTGCCTTGCTGACCTTGAGAAAAGGCAGAAAGGACTAAGCCAAATAAACAAATAATAGTGAGCAGGATATGTTTCATGTAATCCTCAAAACACTATATTGCCACCGATGATCACTTCACCTGCCATCGGAGCGGACTCCCATGTAAAAGTTATATTGCCAAGCAATCCAATTGTTGCGGAAATACCTGTCCCGTCTGAAGAACTCAAGGTATTTGTACCCGATGGAGAAAGGCCAGCTATACTGGCCGCAAGATTATAAGAGCTTGAATTGCCCCATAAAAACGGGCTGGTAATTGTGTTAACGGTAAGCGTAGTCGATGTACCATCTACATGCACATATAAATTGAAAGGTAATTGTGCTTTATTGGCCATTGTTACTCCTTTGTCATGGAGCTATGTAACCGTTCAATTGAATATTGATCGTGTTGGTTGCGGTACCAATAACACAAATGGCGTTCGCTGTCGCTGGAACCAATGGCGTGCGAAAAGAAATGATTTCTGGAGCACCCAAAACAGGAGCAGTCCACCTGGAAGTGGTCGCATCACTTGGATAAAGTGCCGTAGTGCCTGTTACACAATTCGTTCCTGTACCATATTGAATTGCATAAGTACCTGCTGTCGCAGTCGTAGTATCCACAGTTATGTCGGTAACATAGTTTCTGAAACTTGCGGCAGGCGCAGCTTGACATTGCGTAAGAGTGGCTACAAGCGCGTGCTGAGTACAGGTAAACCTATTAGGCCCTCCCTCGACTACAAATATATTGCCCGTCACATCAGCTGCTGGCCTTATAATGTCGGTGGAAGTCCCCACGGCTGGATTTGCTTGTGTAGCCTGAGCAAAAGCTCCAATAGCTACTTCGTTCGCAGGCATCGCTGTGTTATTTGCTGCATCAAAAATAGCTCCAGCATTACCGACAATCCCAACCTTCTGCACTCCGGCAGCTGCAACTACTGTCGCTGTACCAGCTATGCTTGTCGTATCACTATTGACCGACATTACATTGCCAGCACCCTTAGTACCTATAGCAGTTGGCGTGTTTGTAATTGCCGTTCCAGCTTCTTGGGCTAGATTTATGGAGCAATTAGCTGCTGTACATGATACTGGTTGAGTTGTCTGAAAAAACGTACCCGTGACCGGAATAGTATTTGTGATAAATGCATTAACTGCAGGAACTGCAACAGCTGCTGGAGTTGATCCATAATTCACAATTGCGGTTGCGCCAAGAGCGGTGCCAGCAACTTGAGTTAAGTTCTGCGTCCATGGTCCGCCTACTTGAGAAGCATTTACAGGACACGTGGCAGCGGTTGCGCAGCTAACTGGTTGCGTCGCCTGGAAGAATGTTCCCGTAACCGCGAACGAACCACCATTGGCACTAACAACCCAAGGCGAAGTTCCCTGAAATGCTTGCACAAACAGCTTGCGATCAATAGTCAGCTGCGGAGCGCAAGAGCTTCCAGAAGTGCAATTGGTTGGCGATGTCGAGTACCAGCCGCCAGTGATATTTACCGGAGTAGTTCCCGCCGTAAAGCCTGCATTATCCAGGAACGATGAAGCTGAGCAGCCAGTTATGCAATTTACTCTCAGATTGCTGCTGGCATCGACCCTTAATCTGCATGCATTTAACAAAGTGCAAGCTGGGTCGACCGTAGAATACAATCCACCAATCACCGATATGGTGGAAGTTCCAACGGTGTATAGAGTGTTATCTACAAATGAAGCCGGCGCGGAACATCCCAACAGGCAATTGACGCTTAAGTTTCCGCTTCCATCGAACTTGAATAGCGATACGGGAACTGTTTCCTGCGGCAAACCAAAATCATGACGTACTACACTAAGGAAATCCGGTTCCGGTTCAGCATGCGCCTTGAACACAACGCAAATTAAGGTCAATGCCAGTAATAATCCAACGATCCATAACCATAATGGTAATCGATGCGGAGGCTCACCTTTTCCATGTATGCCTACATGCGTCTTAGCCATGTGCTGCGCCAACCGTTCCCGATCTTCCGGCGCATAATGGCTGTAGATCATCTCCGCTTCGCTTCGGAAATGCTTCAACAGCCATTCTTTTCTCTGTTTACGATTCATCTTGATCGAATGTTGTCGTAACGCTATTCACCATCTGCAAATAACAGATTATTTGCCCAGGGTAAAACTTCCCACGGCACAAATACTCGCCACCAGATTGCTTCCTGCACGATACCGGAGAGCCGGAGGGAGTGACGATGCTAAATTTATCTGGAGAAAGCGTTTTGGCAACGAGAAAATCACCATTGGGCCATCCACTTACGCCACGATTTTCCTTGAGAGCTATTTCCGTGCATTGCGATTGTGCCGTTACTGCCGTCCATGCAATTTGCGTAACCGTAACCTGGAAAGTTGCTGCCACATTATCTCGACAAGCCAGTTTTGTAATTAAAGTACGGCCGTATTCTTCGTGGCGTACCTGCATCCGCAGTCGCTATAAATGGCGCAGCAGTATTCAGCCCCTGCACGCGCCGGTTAGCATCACGAGCCAATGTAACAAGCGTAGGAGATGCCTCTTTGCCGAACATGGGGCAAATATTTACCGCCAGCGTATATACAATATCGTCCATCCACCCTTGCGGCATGCAAAAGGATGAGTTCAACTGTAGCTGACCTAACCCGCTCCATGTTTCCAGCTCCACCGTTTCGGCATTGTTGGGCACAGTCCAAAAGAACAGCGAGCCATTAGGCCAATCCTCTTCGTAATAGACATCGGTGATCAGCACACCTTGTACCGCAAATGCGCGCTTCGCAGACCACCATTCTGCACCCTGCTTACCATTATGTACGCGAATAGGGGAACGAACGGCAGTCGCACCGCCCGGTTGCAAGATGATGCTGGCATCAAGAATCTTTACAGGTCGCTGATTAACTACGAAATTGCCAGTTGGCCCTATGGTGTGAGGTTGGAGATTGGCAATCGTGACGTAAGTATTGAAGTTAATCGCATAGATATAGCGCCCTTCGGTGTTACGGGCGTCAAGTATGCGATTGAGCTTGGTGAGAACATCATTTGCCTCTGGACCAGTAGGAGTTTCGGCAGGATCGAGAGCGCCGATCTCCTTCATGGCCATCGAGCATATGTCCAATACTTTATAGGAACACGTACCTCCAGGTAGTTGTGAAGGTATTGTGCCAGCTCCGCCAGGAGGCAGTATTGGACCGCCTGCGCCTGCTGGCATTTACTTGCGGCGTCCTCGTACGGGAACTGTTGCTTCCTCTTCCTCCGTCTCCGGCTGCACTTGACTTTGCACCGCCGCCAACTGTGTCTTTAGCTCCTTCTCCAGCTTGCGCAATCCAGGCTGGCTTGGCATTTGCAGCTTATCCATATGAATCTTCTGCGGTTCATCGAGCCAGCCTTCCTCGATGGCTACAGTATGCTCCTCGCGGTTCTTAACCGTTTTGAGCTTGCCATTCGGATGATAGATCATCTTCGGGTAAGGCAAATTCTTAGATGGGATAACCTTGAAGTGATCAGGCGGCGCGGCGATATTCATAACGCGCAGCTTAGCTTCATGCTTAGCCGACTGCACGTCATAACCTTCGCTGACCAATTGCGCTGCGATAGTGCGCATGATGTCGAGCTGCCGTTCATCGAATCTGCTATCGTCAACCGCCGCCATTTCCTGTAGTTCTAAGCCTGTTGCCATGTGAATCTCCTTTGTTTTGACTACCTCGCCAGTGCGGAAATTGAAATCGGACATCAAGACAAATTGCCAGCCGAAGTCATGGAAGGCGACATGCCCACCACATGCCAAACTCCATCCATGGCCCTTAAAGATACACCAGCCCCACGAAATGCCGTAAAGGTGATAACCGTTTTCAAGGCTACCCCGCCGGCAATAATAGCCGAAGGAGCTGTGACGGTATGAGCGAATGCGGAATCTGACCAGATATTGATCGACAGGCCATCGTCTACTTCCGCAGTAGGCGTGCCTATGGTTATGGCATTGGCTGAACCTGTGTCGATCACGTAATTGCCAGGAACGTGAGGATTTATAGCGTCCGTAGTTCCAGACAAGGTAGTTATCCCACCTTCAAATGAATCTCCGTCGATAATATCCTGCTGGCCGTCTTGCGTGTAAGCGCCGCCAGCATTGCGAGCACCTATCCCGCGCGGGCCTTGCGTGATGCTTGGATTGTTTACGGTTGCAATTTGCGTCATACAATCTCCTTGGAAATTTGGCCGCTGTTTAACCGCACAACGGCCAGAAGCGGTCAGATTTATGTTGTGGTAATTGGTCGTAGCAACAAGACACCTATGGTAAGTCCGCTAAGGTCTTGGCTATTGATTTGTTGAATTTGACCAGCTACGGAAATAGTGGTTTCGTAATAATATTCCAAACCACCTTGTGAGGAGCTACCAAATCTGTACACTAGGGCAACAATATCACCAACCTTAGCACCAGTAAGTGTGATGCCACCATTACCAGTACCTCCAGTTAATGTAGCCCATAAGCTTGCACAAACCTGCATTTTATTATCTCCTTATTGACCGAGCCTGTACCATTTACCATCAGGCCCATTCCATATCCAACATTGCATGGAACCAACGACAGCACCCGCTTCAGAGCTGCCGATATTGTTTCCAGCGGTGGTTAGAAACACGCCCGTAGGAATAATGCAAAATTCCCCACCGGCTTGAGTATTTGCAGTAGCGTTTCCATTAAGTCCGATAGCTCCGTTTCCAGCAAATGTGAACGAAGTTATTGTAGCTGTACCGGAAACTTTAAATACCGGACCTGGAACCGCCAATGCAGCTGCTGACGCCACCGTTGCGAAACTCGCCCCCATTGGCAGCAAAGGATTATTAAAACCGGGCTGCCAAGTTAGCGATGTTGGATTGCAAATCCACTGCGCTCCTGAACGAACGTTAACCCAAGGGCTAACGACTACGTTATTCAAGACGCAAGTGGTATTGCTGATGTATCCAGGAACGGCAGTCGTTCCGCCTGGATCGAAGGCATAAAACCAGAACGGCTTGCCAGCCAGCACCATCGCTCCGGTAAGATGCGGAGAAGCTGGCGTACCATTTACGCCGCGCACTACCGTAAGCGTGGTGCCATTTACGGCAATCACATACATTTCTTCACGGTCAATGTACAGTGCCGTCTGATTCGGCTGCGAAGCCGTAACACCAAGATTGGGGTTGATGCCCACAATACCCGTTGCACTGGCAACTTGAATCAGAACTGGAGCGGGCGACAATGGAGTTGTGCCTTGCCCAATGACGTTGCCAGCCACGGAAGCGGTGAGCGTGGTTTGAGTAAGGTAGTTTTGCTGCGCGCTTGCGATAAACGGGGCGCACAACATCAGAACTGCCATAAGAAGGTACTTACAATGGTTTTTCATGGTATTTTTCTGTTCCTTTTTGTCTCGATTCTTTATATACTTGTCCCTATGGGTAGACCACCACTGCTCCACTTGCAAGGACAACGATTTGGTCGATTGACTGCATTGACCTACGTTGCAAGCAAACGATGGCTGTGCCAATGCGATTGCGGACAACAAGTAATTATCCGCACGTGCTCTCTTCAGAGTGGCTGTAGCAAATCTTGCGGTTGCCTTCAACGTGAATTGTTGAGCGCACGACGCAAAACGCATGGCGCTACAAAATCCCCTGAATATGCTGTTTGGCATCACATGAAACAGAGATGCACAGACCCTAATCACCCGGCCTACAAAAATTATGGGGGGCGAGGAATTACGATCTGCACTCGCTGGCTTCATGATTTCGCTGCCTTTCTTGCTGATATGGGAAAACGTCCGAAGGGATTGACCCTTGAACGAATAGACAATGATGGTGAGTATTCGCCCAATAATTGTAAATGGGCTAGTTACTCGGAACAGATTAAGAATCGCAGACCTTCTAGGCACAGAGAACCCTCCCGCAGCACGCATCGGCATACAGTTGACCGAAACCGATAACCGTATCCCATCTATTTACCATTTTGCTTTGCACTGGATCGAACATGCGCACAAAGCGAATGGGTATGCCAGTCTTTTTGTCGCGGTCCTGGGCTGTTAGCTCCGTAGCCTTTGGAGATTCAAGCTTCACCCCGACCAGTGCGAATGCGTCGCGGTGAATCCAAAGACCCTGGGCACCTGAAACGCCATTGGGTGCCGCGGTTCCTGGGAACCTTGTGATCGCTGCGCCGCCTGCCGGTCCAGCATCAACGTTCTGATACTGAGAACCAGGCAAGAAGATGGCTGGCGAGAAGTTAATCACATCAGCGCCGCCACCGGCCGCCACCAGCGGAACAGTTATCACAAACGTCTTGGGAACTGTGGACAGCAAACGCCGCGTCATGGGATTGACTTGATTAACGTTGGCAATCGAAAACACATCGCCCACGTTAAGCGTGTCACCTGCCGTTAGATTTACAGTCAACTGCGTGCCAGACTGGCCGCCGCCGTTAACGGTAAATGCGCCAGCTACGGTGCCACAAGTATGACGCCACAATGACATAGCCTCATACCAGTCGAAGCCCCACAACTTACCCAATGAACCTTCCTTATATTGCTCGGAAATCTCATCGGTGGGGTTAAACAGCGCTTGCAGTGCAGGAACGAGGGCTGTGCTTACTTGCGGCGGGATAATCATGCCTTTCTCGCCACTCGGAGGGCACGCCAACTCGATCAAGCGCTGCCGCGCTTGCATGAACGTGGTTGCGGAGTTAGGATCGACACCCAAAACTCCAACGATGTTGTTAGCGTTTTGGTATGCAAACAGCGCCGCGCGAGTGTCTATTTCCTGCGCTATCTGGGCCATTGCTGGTTCCAGATATTGTCTGGAAATCTCACTCTTGCTGCGCTCCATCATCAGCGCCGCCTCGAATGAATCCCACTCGAAGTCAACACCGAAGATCTGATTGCAGGTTACGGTTGTGTTGATCCGGTTAATGGGCTGCGGCGAGTAACCGAGTCCCTCGCGGATCAGGAAGCGTTGTGGCAGCTTGACGCGTACCACTTCGCCAATGGGAAACTCCCGGTCGAACTCCTTGTTGTAGTCGGTATTGAAAAACTGCGCGACTTCCAACTTGTTGAGGAGCAGACGGAGAGCTTCGGGCGCTACCCAATCTGGAAAGATATAAGAATTGGCCACCTAGTCTCCTCGAAATATTTGACATGAACTGCTCATGCCAGCTTCCGAGGCTAGCGCTTTTAACGAAGTGGTGTGCCGAGCACCGTACGGCTTTTAACATCATCACAAAAATCATTATGCTGAATTCCTTGGAAACATTGCTATAGTTCGTGGGCATTTTACCCTACCCCAACGAACGCGAGCCTTTTCACTTGGAGTCAGTCGTAAACTTGCTTTAAACAGAACAATCTTAATTTGTTCTTGTCGCCTCTCTCCCAATAGTGGCATTAGCTGCTGTGCCAGACTTACAGCTTGATCGCCACCAACATAGGCCGTCCATGACGGTTTCCTATTTGGACGCTTCCTAAAATATGGCCCATAAATCCTTCCATCCATAAGCGCGGCAGCGTGTTCAATTACATCCCGATCTGTCATTGATATCTTAAGACATGGAGAGTTGCTACGACTATCTTTACGACAGCAACCTTCGCCTTCAAAAAGGCCAGCAAGCCAAGCCAATTCTACGTCTGTCATCTCACGCCGCGCTTTCTTTCTGCTAATGCGCGACGATTAGCCAAATCACGCAAGTGCGTGGAGTCTCCGGTCTTTTTGTACTCTTCCAATGCTGCATCTTCCTCATCGGTGGGAGTGCTGCCACGACCGCCGATCTCTGCCGGAGGTTTCTTGGCTTGCGTAATAACTTTAACTTCTGATTTTTTATCTTCCTTCTTCTCTAGCTCTTCTTTGCGTTCTTCGATTAACGATGACTCGATTTCATCCAGCGCTTTTGTCTTTTCCTTCGCAGTAAGCTTATTAATGCGCTCCAGTTCCTTTGGCTGTTCCACAAAATGGTTTAGAATCTTCGCCACAATCTCATTGTCAGCATAATCCTGCAAGTAATTCCACACAAAGGGATGAAAATTAAGTGGCTGCGCCTTCTTCCAGAAATCCGCACCGAATAAGTCTTCGCTCTTAGCCTTGATCGATGTCCATTTTGCCAATTGCGACTTGGAGAACTCATCTTGCGCGGCTTTTGCTTTGTCGTTCTCGGCTTTTGCGGCATCAAATGCCGCTTTCCTGGCTGGATATTCCAGCAATGCTGTTTCATGCTTATCGAGCGCAGCTTCATACAACTCATCCGAAGCAAATTCTGACCGGCGCGGGCGCTTGGGCTTCTCAGGTTCCTTGATGTCGGCAGCTGGTTCTGTTTTTACTTCTGCGTGGCCCTTCTTAAGCTCCGCAATGTCGGCTTCAAGCTTATCGGCGCGCTCTTTTTCTTTCTTACGATCCGCCAATAACTCCTGAAATCGTTTCTCGGTGTCCTCTGGACCTTTTTGCTTGTGCTTAGGTTCGGGAGTAACAACCTTGGGCTTCTCTACAGCCGGAATCTCATCACTACCACCCTTAAGCCAGCGATCACGCGCAGTGTTACCTTTATCGTCGCGCTGAATATCGTCAAGCGTCTCTGCTGATACTGGTTCGGCAATCTGCGTTTCGTCGATCATGTACTGCGCTCCTTCATCTCTACTTGCACAGCCTTGAAAGTCTTGCCCGCTAGCGAGCACACCGCATTAGGCAGTTTCGGATGAATCATGTAATGTTCTTTATCATCGCGATTGTGAGTCAGCATCATGCCACATTCGGGACAGGCTACATGAATTATGGCCGGGAACTTCATTGCCCTGCACCTGCGTCCGTAGGTGCAGCTTCTTGCTGCTCTGCCGCCGCCGCCGCTACTTGCGCCTGGCTTGCCTCATGCTCGTGCTGCTGCGCCTGCATAGCCGTTTCATGTGCCGCACCATGATTCTCGATCCAGAATTGTTTGTACATCTCCATCTCTTGCGCCGCATTCTGATTCTTAGCTTCGATCAATGAGACCAGCACCTTAATATCATTAGACATCTGCGCCAGTTGCTTCTGATACTCGCCTTGGATTACCTTGCCAGCTTTCTCCATCTGGAGTTTTTGAAGTTCGGCTTGCATTTCCTGTAACTGTTGCTGTGCTGCTTGACCCTGCGCAATTTGTTGCTGCTCAGCCTGCTTATCGGGCGGCGGTGAAATAATATCGGACATCTCATCGCCAAGCGGCCCAAGTGTAGATTTGAGCTTAATACCAAGAGCAATGAGCTTTGCCGCAGCACCAGGTGGAATCAACTGTGCAATCTGTGTAATGTTACTAACAAGCATGTCCACAAACTCAGAACCTTCTTCACGCTGCGAAGCAAAATCAGGCATTGTGGAAATGGTTATTGCATGCGTGCCGGAAGTAGCATCATAAAACTTATTGACCATTTGCCCGTTTTCATTTTTCTCTTGAAAATTCTTGTCATTTAAGGTTACGAGAGCGGAATTACCATTAGAACGTTGAATGGCCTGCTCGCGTTTAGTGTCATACACAAATTTACGCCAAGCATCGATAATCCTGCCCGTATACTCAAGTGCAAAATTATAGTTGTCTATGAAATGAAACGTGCCACGATCTTCATCGTCCTCTATTTCCTTGAGCGCCACCCCCGACTTCTCGCTCCTGCGTTGCGCTGCCGTAGGCAAATTGCTGCCGCCCATTGCCGTCTGTATCGCTCGACGCGCAGCCTCGCATGCAACTTCATATGCCTGAAAATTAGGCTGAAATTCCTGACGCTTTGGTAAAGGCAGAAGTTGAGTGCCGGTTACATCCATCACAGGGTCTGCTTGCAAGTACGCTAATGGAATCTTATTGGCCATCTGCCAATCAGATTTGTTAGTTTCAAATTGGCCAGTATAACCAATGTATGGAACCTTGGGCGTCAAACCTGCTTCCTCTGCCTCCTGGCTTCGCGCAAAGCAATAAAACATGAACGGATCACGTGCCATGCGCACAAGAGAGATCAACTTGCGATGAGAACCGCCGCCTTCATCAACATAAAGCTCTTTTCCAAACACTGCCACAATTGGAATCCACGGAATCTCAATCTCGGTTTCGTCCAGAATCTCAAGACCATTGGTAATATATTGCGTGACGATGCGCACCTGCTCTGTATTCTGGCGCTTGGAATTATTGGCAAGCCATTTCTTCTTCTCGTCTGGATTATCGAAATCCAATGGCAATTCATCCTCATACAACGCAACTGGCCCTTCTTTATTTTCAATCAAATGTAATGTCTTTTTTTGTAACTCGACGCGCCATGCTTCGGCTACACGCACAATTTTCTCGCTTACCCAACCTGGAGCTTCGGCCTCATGATCTCCAGTAAAATCAGTAATTGTTGCACTTGGAAACCTGCGCTTGAAATCTTTGCGGCGTACAGAATCCGTGACAAAATAGCCCATCGCATCGGAGGTATCTATCTCCTTGCAATCTGGATCTGGGTACACCGTATCAGGATTCGGTATACGCCCGATATAAAGCTCTTGGTTAAACGCTGCCGGACCTTTGCCACCACTCACTACGCGCTTGCCCACGCGCCAATACCCATAGGAACGTTCCGCGGCCCCCTGGAATCCAGTGGTAAAAGCCATTTGCGCTTTGGAATTGTAACAGATTTGCCTGATCAGTCCTTGCGATGTTTCGGCAGTGCCATCATCTGCACCATAACCTTCAGGCTCAGCTTTAATAGCACGCTTATTCTGTCGCGGGCTATTGACCAGCTGATTAATATATGGCGATAACTCATCCCAGGTCATGCAAGGACGATCATGGTCTTCTCGAAATTGCCTGTCTTTCGGGTCCCATGGATCACCAGCCACATACCGCATGTCCGTCTTGGCTTCTTCACGTATTTCGCGCCATTCATCACAATAATATGTGAAGTCATCACGTATTTCTTTAAGCAGAGACTTCTCTGCGCTAGCGCTTCTTTTTTCTTCCGCCAAGATGGTCCCTGAAATTGTACATATGGGATTCCGAAGTTCTGTGCTGATTGCCTACTTTGCGGTCATGCTTAGCCTGCATGCGCTCGCCTTTGGCTGTGGGCTGGTTACCCTTCATCGCGCCCATATTATTCATCGCGCCATAAACATACTTATCAGCACGCTTACCCTTGAAACCTTTCTTGGCAGCGCCGCGACGGAGTATGCTCTCTAGGAATTTTGGCACTTATACCTCGGCGATGTCACTGGAATTAGCTTCCCATCTTCTGTTATCAATGGGGCATATCGCTCCGCAATAGCTCCCATGTTGCCATGGATTGCATCAACCACAATTTCACTTCTGGAAACGAGCGAATTTTCCAATACTTTCAAAGCTTCATCGCTTAACCATTCTGACATACTAGCTCTCCTGCCCCTTGTTCCACGTCACTACCACAGTGCCATTGCCACAGCACACAAGGTTAATGTGCACGCCGCGCGCAAGCAGCAGATAAATCATATTGTCAAATTGAGGCGAAGTCACCGGGAAATAATCAGGGAACGTAAACGCCAGCCAGTTTTGATTGGCGGGATTCATTCCCATCTCAATCCTAATTGCTCAATGGCCGGTTGTAAATATTGCTTTGAAAAGTCTTCAAAGTTGGCACATCGCTCAGGTTTAACGATCAATGTTACCTTGCCATCGTTAAATTCTATGGTGAGCAGCATTTCACCTTCTCGTAATTCATATTCATGGTCTTTGGGTCCGCCATTCCAGCCTGTTGCTCTTAACGCTCCTGTACTCATCGAGGCGGCCACAACTTTCCCGCTTCTGGCATGCCAAGCTTAGCGATCTCTTCACGCCGCACAACGTCCATGCTGCCATCGGCAAAGGTCAAATGCACATGGCCAAAGTGTGCTGGAGTTACTGATCGCACTTTCTTTGGCTCTTGCTGCGGATGACGCGATTCTTCTGTGCTGATTTGCTCAGGCTGACTCATTTTGTCTCCTTAACTTCAAAATGTAACCATCCCAGGAGTATCGTTTAATGCACAACAGCCATTGTTAAACACGCGAAATGCTCCCTGCCGGCAAAACAGGCTTCGGCCATGACTATCTGGCTGTTTCGCTTTGGTGTGATATTCGCAGCGCTTGCAGCCAAAACCGTCTTTAGGCGTGACGCCATAATCAGCCAGGTTCTTGCTGATCTTAGTTGCAAATCTAAGCTCCGGGTCGCCCGCATCAAGATTCTCCCAATGGCGGCAACTTCCATGATCTGGAGAAATTTCGCCCTTGACGACGAGGCAGGCATTTGGCTCGTATTTGTTGCAGTCGCCGCAAAGGTAATTGCCGCCCTTGTCAAACACGCGCGAGTCTCCGCTCCACGGATCGGCATATTGAAACATCTTGCTGAACGTGTCGCGAAGATGCGCTTCAACCACCTCGTCATATTTTCCAGTATCCTCGAATAATCCATCTTCTTCAACTGGCGGTGAAACAATTTTTCGCGCCTTAGGCTTAGGTTCCCTTGCTCCTTCTATCGCCGCGTCTCGCTCTTTGCCGTAGGAAGCCATCTACTCATCAATTTCCGGTCCATCATGTCCTTCGGCTGCCGCTACATCGTGCGAGAATGTGGCACCATCGCCAAGATGAATATGCATATGATGCCCGCCTTCACCGTCATAAGTATGCATAATCTGATGCGGTCCACCGGAAATGTGAATCGTGTGATGCACCTTTACGCCAGCACCCATTGTTCCAGCGCCGCCGAGCGTGCCTGTCTCGGCTTCGGTTGGCTCTTTTCCTTTGGCTTTGCTTTGCACACTTGATTTTGCATATCCATGACTTGGCATTTAGTTCTCCTTAATTGCATGCCGCGTATCGAATTTACTGCTGCCGCGCATGTGATTATTGCGTTTTGGCCTTTCTCTCGTCACCCTGCCCCAACCGCAACCAGGAGCATTGTCAATTGTCACAAGCAATGTGCACCGTTCACTGCGATCCATGAGCAAAGGGCCACCGTTCCACACCACGTCAAACTCGATGCCGTCTATCAATCGCAGCACAAACATTCTTCGCAAATGAAGCATGCTGGGCAAATATCATCAGCATCTACATTTTCTAATTCTTCTGTGCTCTGATTACTTTCACACACGTTACCACACACCGAACATCGCAAAGTCAGCTGCATGAACTCTCGCACCTGCATGCTTCGGGCCGGCAATAAGTCTTGCACTTGTCGCTGGCGGTCTGATGATCACAATCATAGTGAGCGCGCTCACAAGCGCAGGGATGAGAATTACCGACCAAGTTATCGCAATACTTGGGCTGCTTACTGTGATCCTGCGCCCAAAGAGGCAAAGACCAAAAAACTACAAACAGCGCTAAGCGCCTTAGTGCCATTTATCAGTTATCTTTTGTTCATAAGCTTTCTTGCCGTGCTTTAGGGTCGCGTGACTGTTCAATCCTATCTTCGCTCGAAACTCTGCGGAACGATGCAAGGATTCATCTTCACGATAGATATTGCTCCAGGAACATTGTGAACATTTGACTTCGACAGAAATCATCTTTCTTGCCGAATGAACCAGAATCCCCAAATACCTAAGATCCAAAGTAGAGCTATAGAGATCACTGCACTACCTCACTTAGCGCACCCGGAGGGTTTGGGACTGTCACAAGCTCTCTGTATACATTGTACCCAGTTGCGACAAAATGGTTAGCATCAGTTGGTGGAGCAGTCCAATTAAGAGTGACGCAATGAGGTATCCCGGTCCCGCATGAAGTAGAAACAACAGAAGGAATAATGGCCATTACTGACATAGTTGGAAGAGACTCACCAGCGGCGTTCGTGGCGGTGACGACATAATTGAATACCTGCCCGGCGCCCACGGAAGTATCTGTAAATGTATTGGCGCTAGTCGAAACCATCTTTGTGTATCCTGCCGGAGCTTGCGCAAATCCCAAAACACAATAGACCAGCAAAATCGTAAACAGGCTCCAGCCATTGAACCAGCTCCTTAACCCCACGTGCCCATCCTCGGCGGCGGCGCTTGCTGCTTAGGCTTCGGTGCTACCTTGACTGCAAATGTCATTGCCAGCATATCACCACAATCAGGAGAAGCTAGACCTCGCTTCTTCATGTCCTCTTTGCGTTCAAGTTGAAGTTGCTGCTTACCGGAGAAACCGTATTCAGGTCCACAAAGATCGTCGGCTAATTCCGATTCATCTGGAATCTGCGCTCCTGCAACCAGCCAATCACGCATAAGTCCCCAACACTCGGCTCTCTTGTTGTAATATGCTGCAACATCGAGTGGAGTAGCTCCACCGTGAAATTCAAATGACTTATACCCTCGATGCTGCAAAGCGTCCACCACACCGGCCCCCAAACCGTCACCATCAATAACAACCGCATCGGGAACCTCCTGACGAATAAATGCGACTGTTTGCTCTGCGGTCCATTGCGTATCTTTCCCGCGATACTTGCCCAAGATTCTCGCTCTGCGCCCCTGCCTTATCCCAATAACTGTTTGATCGTCTCCAAACCTGGCCACGTCAACCGAAAGTATCTTGGGCAGAGATTCGTACCCTTGAGCGCGATACTTGCGACAGGCGGCAACCACGTCGGAACCGATGAACTGCGTTGAACCAGCCCTTGGAAATTCTCCACGTACGCGAACTCTGACGAAATCAGAATCTTCACCATAATCTTCGATCCACTTGTCTATTTCCGCTTTGTTGGTGCCTTCCACTTGACGAGAATCAATTTGGAATGTCTCCCAACGATGCTTGAATTTACCGAAGCACTCACGAAAGCGACCTGTATTTTGTGTAGGATTTCCAAAGGCAAGCCAAATAATCTCCGTGCCTTCGTCAGTCAATGCTCCTTCAACGGTTTCCCAGATTTTATCTGAAATACCAGAGGCTTCGTCAAACACCAATACGATTCTTTTCCCTTTATTATGGAGACCAGCAAATGCCTCAGTGTTGTTCTCCGACCACGGTATGTAGTCAACGCGCCAGAGTCTCTCATGCCCTTGCTCCTTACTGGTAATCGATGTAGCTTTCATATCCCACAGGAATTTAGTCACCGATTGCTTGAACCATTCTTCAACGCGCGGAACAGTTTTGGTCGCAAGCTGGGTGCCCGTATTCGCTGTAACCACAGCCTTGCAATCGTCGCACGTGCTCATTGCCCAATTGAGAATCATTCCAATGAGAGAAGATTTACCAATTCCATGACCAGAAGCAATCGCGATTCTAATAGGCTGATGACGAGTTGCTGAAACGCTAAGCTTTTCCTGAATGAGAGAGAGGATTTTCGTTTGCCAAGCGCGCGGACCTTTCGCTTTCTCAAGTAAGCCTTCTCCCCAAGCAAAAGCAACATCTGCATATTTCGATGGCCGATACGTGAGCTTGGCTAAGTTCTCATGGAACTCGCGCCTAAGTTCAACGGTCGCTGTTGCCATCACTCATCCGACGCTTCAAGGCCAACATACCTGCAAGCTGATCATCGACACTGTGCTCAACCTTATCCACAAATAGTTTGTGATAGCGCCCGAGTAATTCCAATGCGCGCAAGGAATCAGCAAGCTTGAATCGTGTGCGCAAGTACATCTTACGCTCGCCATCGCCACTGCCGCCAGTGAAATCGACCGTGAACTCCTGAATCGCGGATGCTTGCTCCGGCGTCATCATCGAGAAATCAGGAACAAGCTCACCATCTTCGATGCGCGAGAAATCAGTCACACTTGCAAATGCCTTTACAGCGATGGCTTGCAAAATACGCTCGACACTGATATCTAATTTCGCGATCTGCTTCCCAGTCGCTTTCGCAATAGCCTCTTTAATTTCAGGGTTGTCCATTAACTTTGAGGCTTGAACATTGGCATTTTTGGTTTCGTAACCAGCGCGCAAATAAGCCGCCGACGCATTCAGATCCTTGAGGTACTCGGCAACGAACTTTTTTTGAATATCAGAAAGCAATGTTACCTTTTACTACCACGCGTCACCGGCTGAAACTTCCCGCCTCGTATCCACTGCCACACGGGTACGCCGGCAGAGAGTACAAGCTGCCAACCGCGATTGTCGCCTTGGGCACGAAGTAAGCTGGCCTTGCGTCTGAGTACCTGCCGTGCGAGTTGCTGTGGAGTGAGTTGTAGCGTCAAGGTCGTCAACGCAGGACCGCTGCGCGTCGGGTGTTTTACGTAGAACTAGGCTAGTAAGCACACAAGTAAAACCAAAAAGCAAGAAAATTCTGTACGGACTCCCAGGTAGGTTTTGGCACCACCCTCGCGCGCGATCAGTGTGTGTTGGTGCCAAAATTTTGCTTTTAGACTTGGTGCCACTTGGTGCCAAAACAAGCGTTTTTTCTCGTAAGTATTGTACTAATAAGAGCTTATTCTTTGGTATACACACGCTATAAGAGGTGCTTGGTGCCAGTGGTGCCAACGTGTTTTGGCACCACCTTTGGCACCACTTTTTTAGCCTTTGGCACCATCCAGCACCACTTATTTTGGTGCCAAAATAAGAACCGGCGCGTAAAAAATACTTGTAAAGTCTTTCCCTTAGGTGTAAAAGTGTAGTCGCTTCCAAGGCAAAATCGGTCTGCATTTAGGGGAGCCAGCGCCTACACGTTGGCTCCCAACTCCTTGTAGGGGGAGCGAACGTGGACTTGGCTTTACCATCAAATATTGATGCTGAGCGCAGCGTTTTAGGCGCGATACTCCTCGACAGTAATTCCCTCAAGAAAACCCACCAAGCACATCTTCAACCTGAAGATTTTTTCCACGATGCACACCGCCGCGTGTTCCGAGCCTGCGTAAAGATGGATGAATTAAAACTGACCATCGATACCCTCACAGTTTCCGATTATCTACAATCTACACATGAATTAGAAACTTGTGGTGGATCTGTTTTCATCTCCAATTTAATAGATGGGATTCCGAGACTTTCAAACATTGCTCACTATGCGGCGCTCGTAAAAGAAAAATCACATTTGCGCAAGCTCGCACACTTGGGCGAAGAGTTAAAGCAAAGAATCCTGCATAGCGATGATCCGACGGATATAATTCAAGCCATTCAATCCGAGCAGGCCGTATCAAAAAATATCATTTCATCTGTAGCTTTAAAGATTGCCGATATGCCTGATGGAGTTCTAGAAGGTGTGTTAGGAGAAATTTGCCAGCGTGAAATGAAGCATTTCCCAATAGCCTATGCATGGCCGGCGCTCGTTGCCGTGGCTGGAGCTATCCTCCCCAAAAATGGCAGCCCATTAAGATCAAATCTTTATGTAGGATTGATTGGCCCAATACACAGTGGCAAGACAC